GCCCGGCGCCTGCTAAGATGACCGGGGTCCCTGCTTGTTGTCGGCTTGCGGGGGCCCCCCTTAACATTACAAACCACCACAGGGCACATTGGACTGAGGATCACATGACAGGTTATCGAACGGGCTTCATTGGAGCCTCTACTAAGGAAGCAACTGCTTGGGTCGCTAGCCATGTTGGCGATGCAAAGAGTGTCTTCGTACCCTTTACCGGCACAGGTAAAGACATAATGTCCATGGCCGCGTCTGATCGCTTTATCGAGTCATGGGATACGCAGTATTACAGCCGCGCGATTGTTTAAGGTGTCTTTGCAGCAACTGATCCAAAGTCTAACGTCGATAAGATTCACTATCGTAAAGGATGGATGTATGAATCTCGTGCGATGAAGAACATTGACGAGAGGTGTGCAGGCTTCATTGATTGGGTAGCAGAGGAGGGTACGCTATTCGATCACGCAGCTTTGTGTTCGGCCGTCGTACGCTGTACGCTCATGGGACGCATGACGCAGTGGTATGCAAACATCGAACAGCTCTGGTCACGTTTTCAGAAGGCGCGCGAATACAACTTGACCTGGATTAATCGTCCAGGTACCTTTATTCACCACGAGGGTTCTGTGTTCGACGCTATTGGTGGACCTCAGATTAGTTCTTACGATCTGATGCAGGTTGATCCGCCTAAAGTTGTTGTAGGTAAGGATGTCTATTCGGCCAACTTCGATATCCTTAATAAGGCATTACACGGTGCTGTGAATCCACTACCCTCTTGGTCTACAAGTGACTCGATGAGCCGATTTAGGGAGCTTATGAAGGTTAAGGCTGATAGGGTGCTCTTCATGTATACCTCAGGTGTAAAGCCTACGAACGACGAAGTCAAGAGAATGCTTCTAGAATTCGGCGAACTAGAAGCGGAACAAGCTTTTCCTCATCGCGGTAGGACCGACTATGCTATGATCATTCGGAGGCACTAATGCCTACAACTAATCCTGTTGATTCTGCCTCTGTGCGTGCTGCTCGTATGGGTGAGGCGATTGCAGCAGGTGCGACTGTTGCCATTGTTCCCTGTACCAATCAGAAGTCTGACACTCCAGGACCTGCTCGAGATGTTTGGATCGGACATCACTTTCAGCTAGTCCTCGCACATGCTGAAATGTTCTACGATAACGTATTTGTCATGTCGTACAAGTATGGATTTATTGATCCTGACTTCCGCATCGAGCCGTACGACATCGACATCAAGACGGCCAAGGCAGCTGATAAGCTTCGGTGGTGGTTCAATCTGCGTGAAGACATTCGACTTCTGGCTTCGTGGAAGCCACTGCTCGTAGCACTCTACACAGGCGATGTAGAGCGTGACCGTATCATTCGTGAATTTGCGCGTAATGATGTAAGGCAGGTTATTCTTCCATTCGAAGGCCTTTCGATTGGAAAGCGTATGGCACAAGTCTATGACTGCGAAGCACCTTTCGATCGTGAGAAGGCTGAGGCAGGTGCCTACGCGGTTGCTGAGAACTTCGGCGAAGCCGACGGTACATCTAGTGGACAGAAGTACCTTCCTCCCGATACACACTTCACCGATGACGTTGAATGGGAGTGACAATGCGCTTAAAGATCCGTCACAATATGGAGATAGCACACCGACTGTCACTAGAGGCGGGTAAGTGTCAACAGATCCACGGACATGGTATGCAGATCGAACTCACCTTCTTGGTCGCACAAGGTCCGAATGGTATGGCCATCAATAGCGCCAACCAGCCAATGGAGTTCGGTGCTATGAAGAAGATGTTCCGAGAGTACATCGATGGCAAGTACGACCACCACCTGATCCTAAACGAGGATGACCCTTGGGCGCGGACGGTTAAGACGCAACCAGGTGATGATGACTCTTGGCAGCAGTTGCCTGGACTCGTTACGGTACCAGGAGATCCCACGGTAGAGAACCTCGCCAAGTGGATCGCTGAGTGGGCTTCAGCTAACTACCGATGCGATGCCATCTGCCGTATTGATGAAACCAAAACGAATGGAGCTGAAGTAATGTTCCATTGGAATAGCTTCGGTGCCAAGATGGTAAATGGGGCAACCTGATGCTTCGTGTTGTTGAGACTTACTTCTCCTATCAGGGAGAGGGGCCAAATACTACCAAGCCAACCGTATTCGTACGCTTCGCTGGCTGTAACTTCAAGTGTGCAGGCTGGCCCTGTGACACGCAGCACGCTATCGACCCAAAGATCTTCACTACCTTACAGAGGTCTTGGGAACCTGTACAGCTAGCCGAGCATGTACTATCGTTTGGCGTCGACAACATCTGCCTTACAGGCGGTGAAGTGTTCCTTCAGAACAAGGCGAACCTAACAGAGTTTATCAATACTCTAAAGAGCGCACGTGAAACGCTCACGGTCGAGTGCTTTACCAATGGTGCCCTCGATTGGGGTACTGACCTACCCTACATCATTGACACCTTCATTCTCGACTGGAAGCTGCCTGGTAGTGGTGAGGAATATACACCTACTATTACGTTTGGCAGCAACATGAACTATCTCGAGAGTCATGATGCGATCAAATTTACGATCAAGGATCATTTGGACTACGAAGAGGCTAAGCGTCGATACCATGAACACATCGTAGGACGCGCAGAGGAGCCTATGGTGTACGCAGGCGTTGTCTGGGATGCAATGGCTACCGAAGAGCTCTGTCGATGGATGGCTAATGACAATTTGCCATGGAATCTAAACGTACAGGTACACAAATTTGTGTGGGCGCCAGATACGATTGGAGTTTAGTATGCCTGGTCCAAATCAGGACGCAGACACCTATGGCATCCCGCGTGGAGAAGCAACTCCGCCACAACACTTGCTGGACGAATACAACCGAATCAGGTTACAGGTGGATAAGTTGTATCGCTGCGATACAGGGGTAGTTATTGAGACTGAAGAGCTTGCTCAGACTGTTCTGACAACACATGCAGGTCTCAACCTTGACACTGTACACGGTGTTGATACTCCGAAGCGCTTTGTATCCATGTTGGAAGAACTCACGCAGTGTAAGAACTGTGACGGTAACTGCATTAAGTGGAAGACGTTCGTATCCGACGTTGATCAGATGGTCGTCGTCAATCGAATTCCGTTCGCCTCAGTGTGCAATCATCACGTTGTACCATTTGTCGGTCACGCCTGGATCGGTTACGTTCCAGACGGAGCTGTTGCAGGTCTCTCTAAGTTCGCCCGCGTCGTTCATCACTTTGCCCGACGTCTCCAAGTACAAGAAGATCTGACCGACCAGATTGCATACTTCCTCGAGAAGGAACTTGTACCTAAAGGCGTTATCGTTGTCATGGAGGCAGAGCATCTATGCATGACAATCAGAGGGGTACAGACCCCTGGAACTACTACGCGTACCGTAGTAACAAAAGGGGTCTTTGCAGATCACAGTCGCACCGCGAAAGCGGAATTCTTGATGGGAATCAAATGAATCTCGAAGACATGATCAAGCAGTGTGCAGAAGATAGTGTACGTTGGTTTCCCGGTTTCCAGAACCTTCCACTGGTAACGCTAGCTATGGCGGGCGAAGTTGGTGAGGTTGCGAATCTCGTTAAGAAGGTTGCACGAGGCTCACACACCGTCGAGCAAGTACGTGAAGCAGGCTTGGAAGAAGAAGTCGTAGATGTACTAATCTACCTTTGCGGCTTGATGGGTTTGAAAGAGTTCGAACAGACCAACTGGCAAAAGGTTTGGGACCAGAAGAGAGCATTCAATGAGGTACGTTTTGGGGGTCGGGCATGAGTGACGTGTCGAACGAAGCTGTTAAGACCTTTCAAGAGCAGACCAATGAAGCTTCTGCACGTTTCTTCGCTATGATGCAGAACCGACATGATATGGGCGAGCAGAAGTATGGCCCAATCAAATTCATGGAAGTGAATACCCTCGAGGAGGCCATGGAGGAAGTGGTCGACCTCGCTAACTATGCGATGTACACATTCATGAAGCTCTATATCTTGAATGCCCAGACACAAAGGGTTGTTGGCGATAACGTTGTAGACCCTCTTGGCGCTGCTTCCTTCATGAGGTCGGGCGAATGATAAAGGTTTGCTTCATACCTCCTAAGGGTCTCGAAGCGCATATAGGGTACGGTGGTATGGTAATGAGCTTGGCACAGCTCGTTATTGATGATCCGCTATCGGACTATATGACCTACATTCATCGGCAGCAGTTGAGTAAGTACATCATCATGGACAATGGTGCTAATGAAGGTGCTGCTATCTCAAACACTGTACTAGCACAGCGTGCTAAGCTAGTAGATGCTCACGAAGTAGTTTTGCCTGATTCACTTGGCAATTACAAGGAAACACTCAGATTAGCATCTGCGTTCATACGTTACTATGCATCGTCCAACATTAACTACATGGGTGTAGTACACGGCTCAACCATACAGCAGATGCAGACAGCTATTGATATGTATGCAACACAGCCATTGGTAAAAACGCTTGGGCTCCCACGTATGTACGTCAGTCGTATTGATCGTGCGGTTCGTATCGACCTAGCTAACTGGATTAAAGAGACTTACAAAGAGCGATTCGAAATCCACCTACTTGGTGCATCAGCCTCTTGGATCCAAGAACCTTACTATGCAAATAAATATGCAGGACACATTCGTTCCATCGATACCTCGTTGCCATACAACTATGCCTTTGCAGGCGTGCAGATCAACGACACAAAGCGCATAATCGACAGAACCGAAGACTATTTCACACGAACGCATGTGCAATCAGCGCTAACCTGTATTGCATATAACGAGGAGGTCTATAGGTCATGGTGCAACGGCACCCGCTAGGCAACTGTAACGAGTGCCCCCTCAATGAACCAGAGAACGCTTACGTTCCTAGTCTGATTCCTACTGCGCCTAAGATCATGGTTGTCGGCGAAGCACCAGGGTACCAGGAAGCTGCGAAGGGCCGACCATTCGTCGGCCCTTCGGGGCGGCTCATTAAAACAGTCCTTAAAAACTATAGATACAAACCAAGCGAAGTAGGTTTTACGAATGCTGTCCTTTGTAGGCCACCGAATAATGCGACACCTCCTAAGGCGGCAGTTAATTGTTGTCGAGAGCGTCTCATGGCGGAACTCCGTGACTCTGGGGCAAGTAGCGTCCTTGCGCTTGGTGGGACGGCGGCGTCTGTCACACTGGGGGACAATCGTGGTATTACCAGCCTCCGTGTTGGACCGCCAAAAGAGCCTACAGCATCTCTGGTCGGGTCCGGCATCAGCCGCGTCGTTCCTACCTGGCATCCTGCATACTGCCTTAGAAGTGCAGATAATTTTCCGGCGCTAGTTACTGACGTTGGCAAGCTTCAAGAGTCAACGCGTCCCGCGTGGGAGCCACCTTCGTTCTTTGTAGTCGACAATGAAGAAGATGCACTCATCTCTATTCGACAGCTACGAAGGGTAGATATTGGCAAGCTAGTTGTTGACATCGAAACAGGTCTAGACAAAGACGTAAGCTTCGACCACCCTAACAACTACGCACTGCTTTGTGTTGGCTTAGGGTATGCTAAAGGTAAAGTTGTAGTTATCGGAGAGCAAGCGCTACAGTCCCCTGTGGTGCTTGAACAGCTGAAGTTGCTCCTGCTTGACGTCAAGATCATTGCACATAATGGCAAGTTTGACTTGTCAGGCCTCTTCCCTACGATGGGCGCACTCCTACTCTGGTTCGACACAATGTTAGCTCACTATGCACTTGATGAACGTACAGGTGCACCTATTCACGGTCTTAAGGTTCTAGCAGTCGAAGAACTAGGAGCACCGCAGTATGATCTCGAAATTGCCACATACGTGCCGCGTGGAGGAAATTACGCCAATATTCCTCGGCCGATACTCTACAAGTACAACGCGTATGACGTTGGCTGCACTTGGGACTTGTACGAACTGTTTGAACCGCGACTGGATCGAAACGACGTTCGACGGGTCCACGACCTCATGGTCAGAGCATCTAATGAACTCATGTACCTTGAACTCAATGGCATTACTGTTGATCGTGCATACTCCAATGTACTACAAAGTAGTTACCAAGCGAGGTTGGCTGAAATCGAGTCTACTCTCTGTACCCTTGCAGACTCTCCCACGTTCAACCCTCGTTCGCCTAAGCAAGTAAAGGGAGTCCTACTCAACAACGGTATCAATACTGAAAGTACTGACGAGAAGCACCTCGAACAAATCAAGAAGAGACTCCGTCCAGATAGTAAAGCGATGCAGTTCATCGACACGCTGCTTTACTATCGTGGCGAACAGAAGAAGTTCTCCACCTACGTTGTAGGCATTCGAAAGCGTTTGTATCGTGGTCGTGTATATACAACGTATAAGCTACACGGAACTACCTCTGGACGACTTGCTAGTAAGAATCCTAACCTACAAAACATTGTACGCGACAAAGACATTCGTCGACAGTTCACAGTAGCATCACCAGACAATGTAATGATGCAATGTGACTACAAGAACGTCGAAGCAAGAGTTGTTGCTACACTAGCGCAGGATGAATACCTACGTAAGTTACTGAGTAATCCAGATCCTAATTACAAACTGTTCAATGAGTTGTCTGACGAACTCTACGGTCCAGGTAATTGGAACAAGGAAGACTACGTTCGCACCAAAGCATTCTTCTACGGCATTAGTTATGGTCGTGAGCCTTATTCCATTGCAATGGAATTCAAGATGTCGGTTAGCGAAGCAACAAGACGTTACAACGACTTCACCAAACTAATTCCCGACGTGGTAAAGTGGCAACAAGAGACACGGAGGAAAGTCCTTGCAGGAGAGGATCTGGTTACTTCCTTCGGGCGAAAGCGTAGATTCCACCTCATTACTGAAGAGAACCAAAAAGACGTACTCAATGAAGCACTGTCGCATCTGCCGCAGTCTACGGCCAGTGACATTTGCCTTTCTGCCCTCATACGTTTGCGTCCGATGCTGCGAGGTATTGGCTGGATACGCCTCACGATCCACGACGCCCTTGTCGTCGAGACGCCCCGCAAGAACTTGGAAGTCTGTCGGGACATGATGCGAACCGTAATGGAAGAGGAAGGTACTAAGTACACAGACTACGTTCCATTCCCTGTAGACTTTACTGTCGGTTCGAACTGGGGAGAGCTCTGAGCCATGCCAAGAGGTGTAAAAGCAGAAGACGGTAGTACGTTTGTCAACGCTAACGGTTATCATCACACACGTGTCGATGGCAAGTGGCGTCCGACAGCACATCTCATTGCAGAAGAAAAGCGAGGCAGACCGCTCAATCCCAAGACCGACCAGGTCAGGTTTGCTGATGGCGATCGAAGCAACCTTGACCCAGCTAACATCGTTGTACAACCAAAGCGTGACAGACGCTCTCGCGAAGCACGTATGGCCCAACTGGAGGTACGCATAGCAGAGCTTCAGCAAGAGCTTCAGGAGCTAAGGACGGCAACGTGATTGAAACAGCAAACCCAAATTGGTTAAAGCACAAGTACTCTCTAACGCCTGAAGACTTCAAGAAGTTGTTACGTGCACAAAACAACTGTTGTCGTATTTGTAAGGATGATATCAGAGGTAGGTCAAAAGGGGGATATCTCAAGGCGAATATAGATCACGACCATGTAACAAAGGTAGTACGTGGTCTACTATGCGCCAGGTGCAATATGGGCTTAGGACACTTCAAAGACGAAATCAGACTGCTAGCTGCAGCTATTGTTTACTTACAAGATGCTAACGCTAGCTAGGAGCTAAGAGCTATAGAGAACACTAGTTAGACTGAGTCTAAGCTATTTCTAACCGATGACTTTAGTGTTTATATGTAGCTCTGTAGCTACGATGAACAGCGTAGTTAGACTTAGAGAGACAGAGCGGGACCCATTAACCGTAAAGAGCTCCACAGGGGCTGATTGACAGGGAGTCATGATGGAAGATGAGTACGAGCAACAGACCTACTTCATAGGACCATGCATTTGTGACCACGAGGAGGAAGAACATAGTTGGGGAGCGTGTGATACAGAACTTCCAGACGGTAGCGACTGTCCTTGTGAAGCTGGATGGGAAGAGTAATGGATAACATACTCGCGATCGATCCAGGTGGCACTACAGGTGCTGCAATGTACAGCTATCACAGCAAGCTTTGGCATACATGGCAAATACTATATAAGCCTATCGAGCTGTACGAGTTCTTTACAAACTGGATCGCAGATCTACCCGTCATGGTGATCTGCGAAAGCTTTGACTACCGTCCAGTAGGTAAGTACAACTTCGGCGGTTCACGTGCTATTCCGAAGGTGGATCTAACACCTCGGAACGTGATAGGAATTCTAGAGCTAGCATGTGCACAGCATGACGTCGAGATTGTTTGGCAGAAGCCTTCTATCGTCAACGGCGATGATGGTAGGAAGACCGACAATCCAAGCGTCTTCTGGACAGACGCAAAAGTCAAACAGCTAGGTCTGTACAAGCGTGGACATGTGCACGAGATGGATGCAGTCAAGCACATCCTGCACTACCGTTCGTTTACGCTCGATGAGCAAGAGCTCTTTAGTGAACTACGTCCGACTAAGATTACGATGTTCGAGGAGAAGATGCGATGAACGTTAGAAGGGCAAAGCGTATCATTCTGGGTACGCTTTTTAGTATCTGGCTAGGAGTAGCTCTGATAGGATTAGGCTTGGTCAGATCACAGCATGTACCACTGTTTCCACCTGGACATGTTGTTACACCTCAAACGTATGCACCACCATCAAACAAGTAGACAAAGCAAGAGCACACCGACTGAGGGAGTAGCCAGTGTGCTCTTGCCGTCTATGTGTGCGACGAAGCTGTACTACTATTAACAGTCGCACCTTGTATACTACTATTGACCTTAACGCTATTAGTGGCTGTGGAGATCTGTTCGCTGCGGGGGACCGCGTTGACCGTAACAACTTGAACGCTGTTGTTAACAGTTGCACTACCATAATGTATATTCGGTGTACCAAACGCTTCCGCTGTTATGATGTCTACGCCGAATAGCGCTTGAGGCAAACCAAAGCCTGTGAGTGAACCAGTACCAACACGTTCGCCTATGACTATTCCAATGCCTACAAGCGTTACTGATCCAGTAGTGGCTGCACCAGTACCGAAGCGTTCAGTGCTAAGTATTCCAACGCCTGCAATACTTAGTGCAGAAGTAACAACGCCTGTACCAAACAGTTCGGTAGTAACGATGCCGACAGCGACTAGCGTCAGAGTAGTTGTACCTGTACCGAAGCTTTCACCACTTGGTATTCCACTACCGAATAGTACTTGTGTCGTACTACCTACGCCAAACAATTCATTACTAGGTATACCAGTACCGAATAGTAATGAGGCGCCAACAGAAGCAAGTCCAGTACCAAAGACTTCACTAGTTGTAATGCCTACACTAGTAAGCGTAACCGATCCGGGTACTGCTACACCTGTTCCGAGTATTTCTCCTGTAGTGATACCTAGGCCATTGATACTAGCTGAACTAGTACCAGTACCTAGACGCTCACTCGTTGGAATTCCAACAGCTGTAACAGTCAGACTTACAGTGCCAGTACCGAACTGTTCACCACTGTTAACACCTGTACCGAACAGTACTTGCGTTGTTGAACCAGTGCCGAAGACCTCGCTACTTGGAATGCCAACGCCTTGTAGGAAGGAAGCTCCTACAGATGCTGTGCCAGTGCCAAAGAGCTCGCTGCTAACTATGCCTGCACCCGTTAGGGTGACTGGACCAGTAGTGGTTACACCAGTGCCTAAGGTTTCAGCACTGAGTATTCCAACCCCTACGATACTTTGGGCTGCAGCGCCTGTACCTAGTAGCTCACCACTGGGTATACCTATACCTACAGCTACATAGGTGTCAGTACCAGTACCTAGTCGCTCTGCAGTGCTTATTCCTACGCCGAACAGTACCTGCGTTACACTTCCTGTACCGAACTGTTCAGCTGTAGGTATACCAAAACCAGTAAGTGCTGTAGCACCTGCAGACGCGTTACCAGTACCGAGGACCTCTCCTGTAGTAACACCAACGCCTGTAAGAGTCACAGCTCCAGGAGTGGCAACACCTATGCCAAACAATTCACTACTAGGTATTCCAAAGCCTACTACATTTTGTGCCGCTGCACCTATACCCAAACGTTCGTTACTAGATATTCCTACGCTAGCAACGTTCTGTGTAGTTGACCCTGTACCTAGAAGCTCACCGCTAGGTATACCAGCACCGTTAAGAGTTTGTGTACCAACTACTTGTGCTAGAATCTCTACTGCTACAATAGCCTGATTGTCTGCAGCTGTGTTGGTAAACCCTACAGTCGTTGCACCTGGTGTAGTCGTCAGGTTAGTTGCGCGGAACGTACCGTACTTATGACCGTTACCGGCATCTGAAACTGTTTGCCAAGGGGTGGTAACACCGTCAGCAGTAAGTACACCCGAAGCAGTTGAGTCAACGAGTCCTGCACAAACTAGTGAGTCGACAGTAGTAGTAGTAATGGATATGTTGTATGCTGTAGTAGTTGGTACTACAGTGAATCCACCAAGACAACTTGCCGCGGACTTTGTACCTGTTAGCACCTTTACCGTAAGCGCTACGCCGACGCCGGTGGAGCCTGTGATCGTTGCAGTTACGGTTCGGGCGGCTGGACTAGCTCCCGCATCCAGAACCCAGATTTCGGTAGTGCCCGCGAAGTTGTTTGTATTAGCACGCTTCAGCAACGTCCACGTCGAACTGAGCGAGTCGGTAACCGGACAGGTTTCGACGGCAGGACCGCCACCGCAGGCAGAGATAGCGACTAGAAGTGAATTAGCAATAGGTGTAAAGCTAGCAGTAGTAACAACACCTGTAGCACTGGTAACAGGAACAGGTGCAGAAGGATCCTCGAGTATTGCTGGTAACACAAAAGCAGGACGCAGCAAGCGAGAACCCAACCTGCGTGCTGCGGTTGAGGTTGGTCTACGTTGTATAGCAACCATCAACTACTCCTATGAGACTAGGCGTCCCAGGAGAAGTAGACGTCACTGATTTGGCCTGTACCTGTAATGGGCATGAGAGCAATGCCGTTGGCGGTGCCGTTAGGAACGAAGAGGCCACGTCCACTAAATTGCCAGATGATACCTGATCCAATAGATGCGCCTAGTGATGCCCTACGAAGCTCCCCGGCGACTAGAGTCGGTGCGACGGTGTGCGTATCTCTAGCGTCACCCTTCGCGGTGAAGCCAGCATCGTTTTCTTCATAGGTAACAGTCTGCGAGGTGCCCTGAGTTCCCGCAGTAGTAACACGTTTGAGTGACACCTCAAATGCGGCTGCGGTGGTATTAGTAACACCTATTTCTACAACCCATAGCCCACCAGTAGCTGTCGCATAGAGCGAAGCAATAGGCAGTGTAGCTGATCCTGCCCCTGTAGTACGGAACGCTGCGGCTTGTCGCACGGATATATTCCCTTCTGATAGTAGTGACTATCCGGCGGCTACGCGCTTGAGTCCGATGTAGGGTCCGGTAGCGATGGCTAGTGCTCCAGCAGGGAACAGGGAAGTCATAGTAGAGGTGACACCCTGTCCGGTAAGTTTCCATCCTACGCCTTGCCCACCACTAATAGCACCTGTAGTACTAACTAAGGGAGCGTGCCCGCACGGTCCTACTAGCGTGCGCAGGTTCGCGGCTGTACTACCAATAGACATGACCTTAAGGGCTAGCCAGTACATACCTGGGTCAGGTTCCCACACAGACGAAACGGTAAGAAGTGCAGAGGCAACAGTACCGAGGTTTTTACCTGCGCCACCCCATACGCCGATGAGTCTATCAGGGTAATCGTGCCATTGTAGATCTGAGTAGACAGCGAGCTGGATGATGGTAGAGGCAGTAGGAGTAGCAGTTCCTAACTCTACGGCCATCGTATCGAAACGGTCAGTAGACTCGGTGACGATAAATGGCATAGCGTAGCAGTCACCTGCTACTGCTGTAATAAATGTAACACCACCAGATGTAGCGTCAGTACTATACCAGGAGCCAATAGCTCGGGGGTATCGGTTGGAGTCAGCGTGAGGTGCTGGAACGGACATGCTAGCGGCACGCCCAAATACAGATGTAGGTACCAGACGACGAACAGCATCGAAAATAGCATCGACGTTTCTAGCGGCCCCGTATTCGTTGGGGTGAAGGTTGTCGACGGCGAAATGCGCGGCTGAGTTCATGGCCGAACTCAGGTCAGCGATCTGAACCATGCCGTCGAATTCGGCCTGTATCTCCACCAGCGCGGTGTTCCAGGAGGCGACGTCAGCGTCCCGGTTCGCCTGCGTCGGCTGAGCCGTCACCCACTCCGCATACGTGGCGGTCTGCCCTGCCAGCGGGATCTGCGGAATGTTGCAGACGATCACCGGTGGTGCGGCGAGTGCCTCAAACCAGTACGAGTCGAAGTCGACCTGCGGCGACCCGGCGTCAACGGCAGTGACGGTACAGATGATCGTCTGCGTTGCACCAGTCACAGGTGCTACGTATCGTTTGACCATAAGGATGTGACCGTTAGTAGCTGCTACGTAGGTGCTACCAGAAATAGGCGTTCCAGGTGTGATGTTCGAGGTGCTAAACGTTCCTGTAAGTCCTGCAGTGCCGGAGAAGGTGATCGTTCCGCCAGACGTTCCAGGCTTCCCGATGAACCCCAAACCGAGCGTCTCTCCCTTATAGTCGGCGGGGATGGTGATCGTAATAGTCGCAGAAGTAGTGGTCGTAGCTCGACGGAGGGTGCCGATACCGGACTGGTCAGTTGCCGTAACTGAAGTGAATCCTGCACCGTAGGCAATAGATGGATCAGTATGAGGACGTACTACGCCTGCACGTAGTCGGGAGATAACGGCACGGTTAGCTTCTTTCCAAGCTGCACGCGTTTGAGTGGTGTTGCTCATATGACCAATATCATTGATACCCCACAACGTCAGAGATGCTCCACCGAACGCTGAATAGGGTCCAACACGAAGAGGGTTGATCTGCGTCTCAAAACATACAGTCGTCCAACCACCCTCGTGCATGAACGCGTTGCCAGTAACCCCCGACCACATCAGTTTAGAACCGTTGACGGCACTGTTCGCCCACGATGACATGGGAACGCCCGCGGCGTTACGGAACAGGGCGTCCGTACGGCCAGTCTGATCATATGTACCTGCAGTAACGTTCAGATACGAATGCCCGAACGCTCTCCACGGCGAGGGCATGAATGGTGCAGGAGTTACTGACCAAAGTGGCATTAGGCAAACTCCGTCACTCGCATGTTACCATTTGCTGCTGTCCAAATTCCGTTGACAACACCTTGATAAGCGACAGGAATTTCGAAGTAGGCACCCGGTGGCATTTGGGTCGTGTACGCTGTAGCAGACGCAGAGCCGCTGTTACAATAAACGTAGCACACAGCAGTGCTATCATTATAGAGCGCAGCACCCACTCGTTCCGTATTTACTGCGAGAAGTTGTATCGATGATACTGAAGCGGCCTTGTTCGCAGGTGCTGAGGTTAATACTGTATTGGTCACAACTTGCAGACCATTGTTGGCCATGAGCCATTCGCCTCCTAGAGAGCAAAGATACGGTTGGCACCGTTGTCGAAGGTGTAGATGATGTTACCACCGTTAGGTGTAACAGGAAGACCAGAACCTGTATAGACACACATGCCACGACCACCAGCAGTAACAGTAGTAGAGGTAACAGTCAGAGTACGATCACCCGCGTTGGCAAGAGCGGTCAACGTAGCAGACTGTCCAGTCGAGAAAGCAATCGTGGTACCGTTAGGGATACCTCCACGAAGGCGCTCGACGGGAAGAGTAGTAGCAGCCGCGATAGATGCAGCACACGTTACAATCTGCTTGCCCGTGATCATGGCAACCATCTCGGACGTCGAGCCAGTACCAGTGTCACGAATGATGAACATTGCTTCACACTGGTTACCTGACACAGCAGTGAACGTTACGTCAGCTGCATCAGCAACACCGTTGACGATCGTAGGTGAAGTCAAGTTCGTCTTCGAGCCGATGATAGAAGCATCGAAGTCATCGTAGAAGTCACCAGAAGTCGACGGACCGAGGTTGACACAGTAGCCACCAGCACCAACACCGTTGCCCACAGCGTTAGAGCCTGTGATAGGATCAGTCAAGCTGAAGACGGAACCCGATGCAGCAGTGATAGCCCAAACACCATTGCCCGAAGTACCTGTAGCAATACCGTCAACGTAGACGATGTCGCCAGTAGTGAAGCCATGTGCAACAGCCGTGGTA